CGTCATTACCATCATAGTATGATAGTGCTTCGATTAGTTCTGATACCTTCATTGGTCTAACTCCTTGATTTCTTGAATAATCTCATCATAGGCATCATCCCAGTAGTCCTTACAATCATCTAAGAACTCTTGCTCTGGTTGATTTTCAACATACTGCATCATGTCATTGTAAACATACTCTACCAAATCTTTGGTAGTCATGCCATCAACATAGCGATCAACAAATAATTCCTGTAAATCGCTGTACTGTGAAGCGGTTAGTCCAGTTCTCTCCTGTTTGAGTTTGTCGTTTAAATTCATTGGGGGTTTCCTGTGTATAATACTATTATAGTCTATCCAAGTCTTTTCTGACATGGCCTTGTGCAGCCTTTTCAACTGGTTGATCTTTGCCTTCAGATAGACTACTTAACAAGTTCTCCATATCATGCTCAATGTTCTCTTCCAATTCACTATCATATAGTCTCATTGAAAGTTCTGCATTTGATACGTCATAACCTTCTCTGTTCATTGCAATTTCGATAATGTTCCATATTTTATGAAGTTCATCATCCTCTAAGAATGTTTGAACCGCATAATAGTGTTCTGAATCGTAAGTCATGCTAATACCCCCTCAAGTGATAATTGAGTATCAGCAAATACCTCTTCCTCAACATCTTCTATGACTTCATTGAACTCTCCAAAGTCTTCAGAATAATCTGACCAACCATAATCTCCATCATTATACATTTCAATAGCGTGTTCCTTACTTCTTGCTTCAAAAGTGTAAGTTCCATACTTCTCAAATTTTACATTGATGTAATATCTTTTTAGTGTTTGCATCAGTTTGACTCCTCCAATAATTCAATAGCATTTTCAAGGACTTCATCAATAGTCATTGATGTTCCTTCATTATCTTTAGGTAACTTACCAAAACCGCATAGTTTACCCATTTCTCTAATATCATAGAGATCGCATAGTAAATCTGATATATCCATTAGTCGTAATACCCCAACTCTTCCTCTTGCTCTTCTAACTCTCTTGCTGCCATATCAAAAAAGTCTCTAATAGTCATGTCTGGATAACTAAGTTGGTAAGATACCAAAGCACCCATTTGCATATGCCGACTCTCTTGCATTATGAGTTGTTCCATAAGTCTGTCAGCATCCCATTGTAGTGATTTCTGATCGGTCATTACTTAACCTCCTTTGGGTCATAGTCCCAAGGTGCGGGTTCGCATACTTTCTCGACTAGTGTGTCAAATGCGTTTTCTGTCTCTCTGTCTATCCAACTGTTCTCAATGAAGTATTTGCACATAGTGACTAATACCTCCTCCTCTACTTCGGTCATAGAGAGAGTTCTTTCCCATTGTGCCATTTTAATAACTCCTATAAGGGTGAATTAGGTTACTACCATAGTCTAACACATTTGCAACTGCTATGCGAGCATTTGTTCTTAATTGAAATGTATTAGAGAGTAGCATCGCTGCTACTCCGATGATTAGGATGTTCTTCATTACTTAACCTCCATCCACTTGAATTCTGAGATAGAACCGACTTTCCAGATTGTAACTGGTCTGTCTAGTTGCTGTGCTGTTCTCTCAGCATGTGCCTTTGCCTGTGGGAAATGTGAACCGTCGAATACGTCTGCCCAGATCTTGACTTCGTTGCCATAGTCTGAAGGTTGAACTGCCCATGTAGTCATAATGCTTTTAGGTGTGAATGATTTGTATATACTTATTATAGCATCGTCGAATGCGTTAATAAGTGATTGTTTGTAAATGGATATATTTCGTAACATTAGTGTCTGTCCGAAATATACCACACTCCATACTTGTTAATTCTCTGAGGTTCAAAGTTTCTCTTTGACATCTCTGCTAATGCTGATTGGACTATTGGATTGTCCATTGCTGATTGATTGACTAATACCTTTCCGTCGTAGATTGGTTGTAGTTTGTCGTTGAACATAAATCCTCTGGGGTTTGTTTCTGATTCTATTATAAGAGATAGGTGAGCACATTACGATAGGAAGTATGCCACTAATCCAACTGGCACATCGGCAGCTGAGATGTTTAGGATCTCAGCAAAGAATAGAGCGATGAGACGGATGATCTCACGTGGTGTAAAGTCTGTCATGTAAATTGTAGTATAGGGACTGCCTGTACAGCATACATTATAGCATCTTGATTGAATTGCTGCTTGTATGCATTACCCACTTTGCGAAGTGCATCTACCGCTGCAGGATCCTCCGTGGTGATGGATATCACCTTGGACTTTTCTAGCGTCCCTTTGTATATACCGATTGCGTCGGTGATAGTAGCGTACTCAAGAGATGCAAGGACCGTAACGTTTAGAAAGTCGATCCACATTTGATTAGTAACGGATCCCGCGTTTGGGATGTTCATGCCTAGGGTAATTGAATGAGTTTGCATTAAATGATTTTTCTATTCGTACTCCTTTATTGTACATGCTGCACCCGCTGCTGTCGGTGCACAGTGTGCCACTAATATTAGTGTCACATAGGTTGTAGTATATGCAGTTGCCATATAGTATACTTAATAGTATAAACATAAACAAAGTCTTATGTCAGTCTTACATCATGAATCCATACTCGAAGATTGTATGGAACAAGCAATAGCAGAATTCTGCGAAGCAAACAAACTAACTCCAGATATGTTTGCTCTTATAGAAGATCACTTAGGTGTTCAAATCGCTTTAGACAGAAAAGCAAATGCACTATTTGAAGAGAGGTGTGTATAGTGCCTAATCATTGCCATAACAGAGTCACATTCTACAGTGACGATACAACAGCGATCCTAAAATTGCATAAGATATTCTCTAAAGGTTTAGAGACCGACGACAACACAGAACCAACCGACACAGTGTTTGGTTCATTCATTCCCGAACCTGATTGGTCTAAAGTTCCATTAACAGAAAATACTGTTAAAGAATACTCTTGGGATAAACCTAGAGGTGAATTAGGTGAGTGTCCTAAAATGATTATTGATAAAGAAACACCATTTAGAAGTGGATTGCGTTTTGAATCTAGTGACATTATGGACGATAGGTGGTATAACTGGCGTGTCCAAAACTGGGGAACTAAGTGGGATTGCTATTCCTTAGAGATCGACGAATGCGATATGCCACACGGATTCGAGGTAAATTTTGAAACAGCGTGGTCACCTCCCGAAGAAGTCTGTAATGCTATCAGAGAGCAATACGACGACCTTTCTATAAGTTGGTTCTATGATGAACCAGGTTGCGAAATTGCGGGGTATCTATAAATGGATAGAGAATTACTACTCGAACTCAAATCCTTTCTAGCAGAGAGGATGGTCGATAATATGACCACTGAAGATTTAGCGGAATATGTCCAAGATGACCTATTCCAATATTTCGACAAACAAGGTGAGCATGACTTCCTAGAGGAAGCAGAAAACTATTGGGGTGATATGTTTGGTGAAGTTATTGATGAAGTCCAAGACTATATGAAGTGTGACTTCAAACGACCACCAGGTAATACAGTTAGACACCCTTAACCAGTTGAGAAAGTGGCACACCCACTTTCTTTTTTTCTCATTTTTTATGTTAGAATGAAGGTAGACCCTTGTGTGTCTCATTATAAGTCTAGTGAGACTCAAACCAGTTGAAAGACTGGCACATTGTGGACTTGATTATGTCCCATAGTCGACTATTATATAAGAGTAAATCAAAACCAGAGATTAAATCTTATGGCAACACGTGCACGCATCGGTTATGTACTCAAAGACGATTCTATTGTTTCTGTTTATCACCATTGGGATGGTTATCCCGAATGGTTGGGGAATATACTAAAGAAACATTACAACAAGGATGAAGCGGTTCGCGAACTTATAGACGGTGGCGATATGTCATCATGCTATACTGACACAACGTGGGATCTCGAAGAGAAAAAACCCGAACCATCTCCCTGTTATTATTCAGAGCGTGGCGAGGACTGTCCACCTAGACATGATCAAACATTATCCAGTCTAACCGACTATGACTGTGGCGAGGAATTTCTGTATTTGTGGTTCATGAATACGTGGAATTGCTACGCTTACAAAAAGACATACGATGACGATTATAACACCGTCTCAACAACTCTTTCACCTGTCATTATTCCAGATAGTGACGCAACACATGAGGGTGTGACAGTATAATTACTGTCCACTCTGTGTACCATTTCCTGTACCAGTCTGGTACAATATTATTATAAACAACAAAAGAACTAAAATGATTCTTAGACAACTCGGTTCAAACCAAACAGAATTATCACTCAATAACGGTAATTCAATTTTCTTTTCATACGAAACACCTGTAGCGGGTTTTGATTCAGAGGACGGTTTTTTCAAAACTGAAACCTATTACAGCAAGACTACATCACGTCACATCAACCAGTATTTCAAGCATGTTGATGCGGGGGATATTACAACTGTCCCTGATCAGTATATTGTTGACCTTGTAAACCACGACGTAAAATAATCATGAACAACTTCAACGACTTCATTAATTATTGCCTTGACTTCTACGGTAAGGGCGGTCTATATGACCAAGGGCGAACAAAAGAGCAAATCGCATACGCCACAACTGTATACCTTGATGCCTGTGCATATTATGCAGAGCAAGATAAAAAATATGCATCTGATTTTAAGGTGATGGTGTGGGGGGACGGTGATTCCTTAGACAGGGAAAGAGTCCGTGACATTATGAACAATTACTACGGAGAATGATGGACGATTACACACCAAATGAACTAGCATACCTAGACCTCATTAACGACATAAGCAAAACGTTTTGCTTCATTGGTGAACCAGATGAACCCGCTGTATGTGACGGTGACATGAAACGACTAAACGAAGCGGTGAAACGTTTCAAGTTGAGAGTCTGGGAGAATCAGTTATGAAATACCTAGTCAACGCTATAGAGTTCGATTTCTCGGACTCTATCGGTGTCCTCGACACGTGGGAACAAGAACAGATAGTTAAGAATAACCTAGGTGTCTGGGAAGCAGACGATGACGATGACCTAATAGACGAAATAACTACTGGCACAGGGTGGTGTATCAAAAGTATAGATTATGTGCTACAATTAAAGTAATCAAACATTTTTCCCAATTATGAAAAAAAGTAACAAATCTGCCAAAGATCTCAGACTTTCAATTATTCTTGACAAACTGTGTGATCTAGGTTGGGAATATACCTGTAACGTTATGACTCGCTCAGGTATGCAAACCTATGATGAACTCATGCAATATATCGGTGTCCTACAAGATGGCGAACACTGGAATGAGGACGTTTACAATGGCAAAAACGGAGATTGGTAATGAAAGAATATAGTTTTACTGTTCAAAAAACAGGTTGGATCCACGTGGAAGCAGACTCACTTGAAGATGCTGAAGCAAGACTACAGGAAAGTTTTGGTCACTACTATGTAATTACTGAAACTGGCGAAGAATTGTCAAACGGTTGGGAAACCACAGGCGAAGTAGAGGAGGATCCAGAGTAATGGCATACTGTGACGTTTGCGGTAACTTCGACGATGAACACACCGACGGAGAACCAGAGATCAGAGCATTAGAGGGATATCAACCGACCCTCTATTATTACTGGGACGGAGATTTCTGTACAGAGGATTACGATTGGAGACGCAAGTTCCCTCAAGTTGATTGTATGTGCGAGATCTGCTTTGATATCGCCAACAAGGAATCTAAAATTGATTGGGTCGATGGGGATCCGTTTCGAGGTCACGGATCCAGATTGCCATTAAACTGTCGCTAGGATTCGAGTTTCATATACTCGTCCCACGCACCAACATCATAAAGACAACCCTCTAGCATCAGATAGTTGCAGAGGGTTTTATATTTGCGACCTTCATGCGTGGTCGTCTGATCCGTGTCCAATAAGAACTGACACAACGCAATTGCTGTCTCAAGTGTCTTATGTGTCTCATATTGTGAAATGTAATCAAAAATCATCACTTTCAAAATTAATTACGTTTTTAGAATAAAGTTTCTGTCTGTTAGATAATTGATCAAGTAGACCACTTTCTTCTAATTCCTCCATTTCTCTCAGATATTGTTTTTTCTGTGAAAAACTACTCTTTTTGCGAGTTCCGTAACTTTTTGACATTTTTGTGCCCTTTGGTAGTAAGTGTGTACTATACTATAATTTGTACTAAATCACCGTTTTTCAAGGAATCGTTATAAAACTTACCTAATGAAAAACTCTCAGGGTTTTTGACAAAACCTTCCAGTGCTGTTAGAAAGTCCCGATTTGCAGGTTTCCAAGTATACTCATAGGTTTTCTCGTTTCCTGAGAAATTTATGAAAACCGTGGATTCCTGCATGCTTATTTTGTCGATGGCAGAACTGAGCGTTCCTATGTCGAATGTGTGTTTCTTTGCGGTCATGGAATTTGTTTCCTTACACCTAATTATAAGGGATTCTCAGAGAAAATACAAGAACCTTTGTGACACTAAACAAACTGTCACACATCTCCTTGACATCTCGTGCACTGCTCGCTAAGACCCAAGAATCTCTACACACTCCAACGAGATATCTCACACAACTACATTTTTTTAGATATTTTAAAAACATAGTCATTTTCATAGGCATTTACAGTAAATCTCTGATCACGTTACGGAGATCTAGGAATTCTGTGGGTAATTAGTATAATATGATACTGAAATACCTATGAATTTACTGCGGAATTATCTGAATCCACTCCGCGTCCATTAAGTTTAGATTCTGGGTAGAGTCCATGGAGATTCTTTAAAAAAATTTTCGCTGCGTCTGCGAGATCCTCTGAGGAGTGAGAAAAGAGATCACAAAACTCATAAACTTCCTTCCCTAGTTCTATATTATTCTGGGAAAGAGACATAAGGCAAGATCTTCTACGTTCTAGGAGTTCTTCATCCATTGTATGCTCTCCTATGAGTATAGGTTGCTTCCTTTGGATAAGCATTACCTGTCTTTAATAACTGTTTTGATGTCGTACCATACTGTGAGTATAGTTTGGCATCTTCAATAGCAGTTGCTTCAGACTTGAAAGGTCCTGCTGTTAATAGTGTATCTGGGTATGACCAGTATACTCCTTTACGTTGTTCGACAAGTTCAACTGTCACGTCTTGCTTGCGGATTTGAAATTGGACTTTCTTGGATTGAGTCATTTTGAGTTCGGGGGATTAGATTGTTCCAGTATTCTGAATATACTAATATCTTAACTTCTCTCCATTTAGAGACCGCATGTGCTGCTTCCTCTGGTGTCTTCAGTTCCCTATGAATGCATACTACTATGTATTCAGTAGAGATGAACGATATGTCACTCTTATCGTATGTGTTGTTGTTTGTGTGGTCTATGTAAGTGACAAGATCACCGACTTTGAAGTTGTGCTTCGGCATTTAACCAAATCCATTACCTCTATTTAAGTCAGTTCGTTCTGCGTATAACTCTCGTAATGAACGTTTGAGCATACGTAATTCATCATCAGTGTATAGTTCTGGTTGTTTAAGAGCACGTTTGATACCCTTGATTTGACTACTGATCATTGCAGGAGTCACAACCTGTCGTGTTGGTGTAATCATGTGTTGTTTAGGGTTTAATTTCACGATGATGATTGGATGCGAGAAAACAAATCTAGTAAATTAATACTGATTGTTTTCTCCTCTATTATTATAGTGCATCCATGTCTCTTTGTCTTCCCTTACGTGTAGGTTTCGCAACTGGCACATAGTCAGGGTTCATTCTGAGTATAAACAAGGCAATACTAGCACCAATTGCTGATGCTCCTAGTACAATTAGAAATAAGGGCATGAATTTATATTAACTTCTTCTATTATAGCAGATTATATCTCTCCTGCATAGTCCCGATGCTCGTTCTCTAACCATGGATCTCTCGTCGTTTCTACGTTCTTCCTTACGTTCCCTGACATAATAATTCTTGCATGTTCACATGTATGTGGTTCGACGTAATGTATATCCTCTGCATTAAAAACATATAACTTTCCTACTTCTGGTGTAATGACATGGAGTGGTTTCATCCACAAGTGCTGTGTATCTGGGAATATTAACGGAGAACAAAAACTACAGGTATCCACAAACCAAACAAAAGCGAGGTCAAACCCAAAATGATTATGAGCTTCAGCATAATCGCCTTGTCGATATGTGCATCCCCAGAGTTCGTTGATCCTGTATTTGGGATAGATTTCATGGAATTTATCTATAAAGTAACTGTATTCACTATTACGATGCAGTTTCCATTGTGTGTGGTCTGCACGTACAGGTGATGAACGATTCAACTCGTCACCACGTTTTAGTATTGCTTCCTTTATTTTAACATCTACTGGTATATAATGTGATTCTATCTTAATGTTGCGTTGTAATATATTGCTCATAGTAGTATTTCTCTAGTGCATGTGCCTCGATTTCCCATGGTTCATCATCATATTTAGTTGTGTCTGGGATAATCTTACTATGCCATTTGTTCTCTACCTTGTCCTTCTTCCATTGCTGTTTCCACTTACCACGTAATCTCTGCTCAAAATGAGTCAGTTCATGCATTAGTGTAGTCACATATGATGTATTGTCCTGTTGATTGTCCATTTCTATCTCAAAGAATCTTGGACGTGACAATTGATCTATGCTATGGATACATCCATACATACCTTCTCTCTTGAGGTTTCTGTCTATAATATGGATAAACGTGTTGAAGCGATTGAGTTTACGATCTGCCACGAACCACTCGATGACAGATTTAGCAAGTCGCTTGCGATTCCGATACCCACCAAACGTAATGTAACAAGACATAGTTTTGTTCCCCAATGTAAGAAATTAATGAATGAGAAAATAAAAAGGAGTTTCTCTGCTCCTGTCATTGATTTAGCGTCCATTTTGCTTTGATAATAGTACCTCTAACTTAGCATATGTTGCACCTTTGCCTGTTGCCTTGGTGTCATTCTGCATAAGACTCATGAAATACTTGATCTCGTTAGATGAAAAAGGTGACTGGTACATAGTAATGTAGTCTGGAGTGATTGTTACCTTCATTATAGCACAAGTTGCGATGGTATGCTATCTATGCGATCAGTTTGTAAACTGGCATAGTCCTCATGCAACTCACATCCGATATAGGATCGGAAGTTTTTCTTGGCAACCATGCCTGTAGTTCCTGATCCCATAAATGGATCAAGAATTATATCTCCCTCCTGACTCCCTGCTAGAATACATGGTTCAATCAACTCAGGTGGAAATACTGCGAAGTGTGCTCCCTTGTATGGTTTATTGGTTATTGACCAAACAGATCGTTTATTCTTCCTGTCATAAGACTTGGTAAGACCACTATGAGGTTGTAAGCCAGTACCAGTATTATGGTACTTACCATTTGTGCGGTTTCTTGTTCCCCAATCTTTTTTAACTGGTTCTTTGATTGCTTCATTGTCATAAAAATACTTTCTGTTTTTACTGAATAGGAAAATGTATTCGTGTGATTTAGTGCATCTATCCTTCACACTTTCTGGCATCGGATTAGGTTTATGCCAGATAATATCCTGTCTTAAATACCATCCATCATTACGCATAGCAAATGCAAACATCCAAGGGATTCCGATTAAATCTTTCTCTTTTAATCCATCTAATTTGTTTCCACGTTTGTTACATTCATCAGGTAAATCTTGTTTCGTTTTAGAAACTGATTGTTTCGGATATGATTGACCTTTGCCAGGTCTATAGTTATAATAACTATCTCCTAAGTTTACCCACAAAGTTCCATCATCAGTTAAAATGTTTCTAACTTCTCGAAACACACTTACCAAAGATTCAATATATTCTTCTGGTGTTTCTTCGAGTCCTAATTGACTATCTTGTCTAATCGCACCACATAGAGGGCAAACACTTTTAAAGATATAGTCTCCTACACTTCCCATGTCATCGTGATTTTTATGTCCTGTAATACAATTAGAACCTTGCTTACCTACCCTTCGATGTTTACAATTAGGGTCTCCTCCTACCCACGTTGCTGTACCATAATCCCTGAGTCCGTAGTATGGTGGGGATGTAATACAAGTTCTTGCACTATTAGGTGCAAACTCTTTTAGTGTATCTTGACAATCGCCAAATAAAATTGTGTCTTTCATCGTTTCAAAAACTCATTTAAAATCCAACTACTACTATTCATCTTATCATCGCCACCAACACCCCACTCAAAGATAACTCTTTCATTCTCTTGAAATTTAAGATACTCTGGTACATTAGTGTTGACTCTATCTCCTCCATTACAGAATACCACTTTATCATACATTTGTAAACACTTATAGATTGCCATATTAGATGAGTTGTCGGTATCATCATAAGTAATCGTCAAATCAACTGGTTTAAGTTCCTTGACGATTGCTCTTCTTTCTGCCATTGGTAAGAAATACTTTCCTTTCTTACGAATTAACCACTCATCAGAATTAAGACCAACACATAATGGGGTATGTGGGTACAATTCTTTTGCATTTTTGAAGTATGAAATATGACCGCTATGTATCGGGTCAAATCCACCTGTAACTAATACTATCTTACTCATTGTGCTTTGTTTAATTTAAAATTAACTGATAATGTTTTTCTTATCTCATCATTTTCGTGAGAACTAACACCATGTAAAAGATGACTTGAGAAGAAAATAATATCTCCTCTCTTTACAGATGGTTGATGATGATTTGTATAAGATATTAAATCCTCATACTCCTCTGAAAAATTACAGGAATGTCTGTCAACAAAAAAGAATTTTCCAAAATCAATTCCATCATTTGCAAAGAATACACTTGATATATCAAGACCTGCGTGGTCGTGAATCTCTTGATAATAACCTCTCTTATATAAATTTAGCCAAGGGTCATACATTGTATAATCAAAACTTTTATTTAATTTTTTAGATAATAATTCTAAACTTGGTTTGAACAAATCATAAAAGTTTTGCCATATAAGTGGTATTCTATCAACTTTACAATATCTTCCCCACTCAAAGAAATCATTATCTACTTGTTGAGTATTACATACATCATCAATCTTAGATATTAATTCTTCTGAATTAGGTGCAGGGAAAACTGTATAAAATTCAGATGAGAATGGAATATTAATCATCGTGTAATAACTGTGGTTGCTGCTTGACCTTTGTTGAAGATAGTATCGACTACTGCTTCAACCTTTCTTGCGGTAGTAATACCCACGTTAGAGTAAACTGGTACACATACAAGACCAAATACTTTGTCTGCATCGCCCTTGCGAATAACTCTACCGATAGTCTGACTAATACCTATGTAGTCCATCGAACGCATAAACAATACTGCTTCAAGTCCATTGACATTGATACCCTCTGAGAGTATGCTGTGATGTAGTACAACAAACTTCTTTCCGTTTCTACCCCACTCATTAAGAGTGTTAAAGAAAGTCTCTCTATCGACCTTCTCTCCATCAATCATCGCACCTGTCTTTGCTGTGATAAACATATAAGAGTAACCACGAATCGCAAGTTGTTGTACAAAATCTGTCTGAGAAATAAGTGCAACAATCTGTCTGGTTGACTTGGCACATATTAATACTTTGTCCTTATCAAGATTGTCAATCGCACCAATCATTTGCTCATTGTCTCTGTCTGCAACTAACTCATCTTTCTTGAGTATTCTTGAACGATACACCTTGACTTTAGGTGGTAAAATATAACCTTGCTTGACTAACTTTGGTGCAGGTACTTGACATATCACACCACCATATACCTCTGTCCAGTTCATCCCTGCCTTGACAGGAGAACGACTATGCTTTGGTGTTGCTGTAAAGAAATAACATCTACCTGCATACTGTGAGAAGTAATCAGTAGCAGGGAAAAAGTTTTTCTGTACTGAGTTGTGTGCTTCATCAAAGTAGATAGTATCAACCATAATACCACTTTCTTCAATCCTGTGTAGTGAATGATAAGTTGTAAATATAATAGTTCTACTGAAGAAATTTACTAAGTTCTGCTCAACAAATCCCTGTATCTCAAGTGGATTAGTGGTGCTGAACATACCTTTGATTTTACCACTATGAACGTGCATCACATCTACATCATTGTATTTCTTATCAACGATTTCCATAAACTCTTTGCATAGTTGCTCTGCAAGTAGTATGCGTGGTGCAACGACTACAACTGTACCATAATCTTCCAACTGCTTTACAGCATCCATAATCATACAGATGGTCTTACCACCACCAGTAGGAACAATGACTTGTCCTTTGTCATTGTCTAACATTGATTGAATTGCTTGTTCTTGATGTGGTCTTAGTTGCATTAGTGTTCTTTAGATGTACCTATCATAGCATAAAAATACCCCCTGTGCAGGGGGTTGTGACAGATATCTAACTGGCAAAGAAAGCCTCCACTCCAACTGGTTCTCCAAAACTATAATCATAAGTAAGTGCATCGTGACAAACATAATGTGGGTGTGTAGTAGAAACTCCCAATCTATCACACATTTCTCTATGATTATCTTCCATTAATTCAACTGCGTATAACATATTATCTAATACATGATTAAGAGAATGATATTTAATTAATTCGTCTTTCAATGCAACTAAGAAATTACCATTACCTGCGGATGGGTCTAAAAAAGTTGAATCAGGATTAGTTCTAGTAGTAAGGGGTATTTCCTCAACCATTTTAACACACAGTTTTATGGGAGTAAAAACTTCTCCGTTCAAATCTATTCTGTCATCACTTCGTTTTATATCAGAACCAATTAATTCATTATGTTTATTCTTCATAATTGTGATTGAATATAATTAATTTGACTTGAATTTAAAACCTTTGTAATAGGAGTATTTGGGAATCTTGAAAGAATTGCAGTTGACATTCTTCCACCCACTCTAGTTTGTTCTATAACCCAACGATATAATGGGTTATCTAAAATATTTTTAGATTTAATTGCATCATCTTCTGTATCAAAATATTGAACATCACAACTCTGGTCACAAACCATTGTATCTGAAACAATAATCTCGTAGTTAAAAGGTGTACCCATATGTGGTATCATCATTTTCCATTTACCATAGGTAATCCACTTTACTTTTCCATACTTTATATTACCATTTGAATTAATAGCATAAGGATATTCATCACTTTCAATATCACTATAATCTCTAACATATTTGTCTGCATCTACTTTACTCATACCCATTTCTTTCTGAACCATTCTAGAAACAGCACGAGGGTCAGCAGTATCTCTAACACTAATATCAAACTTTTTACTATCATAATCAATTAAAGTTTGAATAATATCTTGCACTTTACTATCATTATAAATTTTTAGTGTTTTATCTGTATTAATTGTTATTACATCATTTACAATTGATTCATTTCCCTCTGTAATATTATTCTGTGCAACCCAACGACATATTTGAGTGCCAACCTTTGGAAAGAATTGATTTACGTCTGTGTAAACTTTTTTTAAATTAAGTTTACGTTTTTTACCAAGAATTACGGAAGTAAATTGATCTCCACCATTTAAAATATTAGTAGGTGTAACAAAAGACATCCATCCATTTTCTTTTAACAATCCTCTACTAAGGTCACATATTTTCCACCATAAAGCACCAGTACCAGAACCTTTTAATTCTCCATTTCCATCATTTGATTGATATGGGGGGTTTGCAATAATAACATCAAATTTCATTTCATTTCCAATAGTGATTAATTTTTCATTTTTAATTTTAATATCTAAAACAATACTACTAGGTATTAATTTTTTGAGATGATTTTTAAAATATGGGTAATATTCCCCACAAAATATATTTAAGTCTGGATAATTTTTATGAAGTAAGTAAGGAACAGAGCCACTTAGTGCATTAATGACTATAAAATTTCTCTTACCTTCATTATATACCTTATCTATATTACTGTCAATTATAAGTTCTCTTGCTAATTTTAATGGAAAATATACAAGTCCAAGTGTTCTTTTTCTTAAGGTATTTACAAAAATATCATCATGTACCTCTTCAAATGAAAGTGTACTATAAGTTTCTTGTTTATCTTTTAAAAAATTATCAAAGAATTTATATATACTATTCTGTCCACGCATAGGATTTACAATATCTCTAACAATTTTCAAATCATTTTCGTCAAACATTTGTTTCATTTCCTTACTCTCTAAAACTTTCATAACATCATAATCTTTACTTGTATATGCAACCCAAGTAGATTCAGTAAAGATTTCAGAGAATAAAATGGATACCTGTTCCATCTTTTTATCAACTTTAACTTTATTAATTCCTGTGCTAGTAGTTGTTTTAACTTTAGAATTATTTTTATCATTTAATTTACTTATCCTCGTAGTGATTGAAGATGATTTGTATTTTTCAGACAATTCAACTAAACTCCAATCATCTATTGAATCAAAAAGAGCGTTTATAATTATATCTCTTCTTGGTCTAGGATTACTCTTACTTTTAAAATATTCATTTAACTCTGATATAATATCTTGTGGACTCACATATACTGGTTTTACACTATT